TCATGAATCAAAAGTATCAAGCGGGCTCAGCTCCCACTCCTCCACAATTATCATCTGGAGGTGGAGGTGCATTGAGTGGAGCTGGTGCAAGTTCATTCACAGCCAACACACAAGCTCAGACAACTGACTTGAATCAGATTGGTCAAGGTCAACAAGGTACAACAATGACATCACAAGTGGTTGTTTTGGAGTCTGACATCACTGGCACTCAAAACAAGGTGCAAGTACAAGAGGCTAAGTCAAGCTTTTAATCCATTCAACGCAAGGCTTATTCCAGAACTGATCACCAGTTGAGAAACATCCCTGGAGTGCAATGAATTCTTGAGCCTTTGCAATAGATGGAGTTGATACCTTACAATTGAATCCTTCCTTTGATGGAACCTGGTACACATTGCAATAGATTGACTTGATGAAATGGTTGTCATTCTGCCAATTGATGTTGTCAAATAGCTCAATAAGTTTTTTGCTATCCATTACGCATGGAGTATGTGTCTCATAATTGTAAGCTGTAAAGCTGTTATGCTTGAGGAATTCCAATGTGTTTGATTGAGCTACCTTTGTATGTGGAGGATGGTCATCATTGACAATAAGACTCTTCATGTTTATGGCCACATGGGGTTGCCATGATTGAGTTATAAAGAAATCTTTATTCATATATATAAACTCTCCACCAATTTTCTTTGCAAAGGTCAGAATTCTATTAGTCACATCACAGCCTCTGATATTATTGTGTTGAGTGCATGGAAGATTGTTGATTCCTGGCACAGCTTTGCCAACAGTCCATATCTCAGCAGCTGGATAAACTTTCAGGACCATTGCAATAGATTGCTTGATTTCAAAGTCAGACTCAGCTCTGCTATGGTATGGATAAACAAATATCATTTCGAACAAAATTACATAATAATTATGATTAGAGAATTGCCTCTTTATGATATTATCATTGATCTGGATGATCCAGAAACAACAGTATCATTCAACAGCCTTGTGGCTAATCCAGCACATGAGAAATCATTTGAAACATTCTCCAAAAAGATTGCTTATCAATTCAATGATGAGGAGCAAGTCATCACTGGAGTTGCTATATCTGCGAACACTCCCATATTCAGAAGAGATCCTCAGACTGGTGAGGAGTATTATGTAAACTTTTCACCATCATCAATCAAGGATATTGTCTTTGATTATGCAAGGAGAGAGAATTTCAACAATGTTAATCTTGAGCATGACAGCAAGAGAGTGGTTGATGGAATATACATGATAATGTCATATATAATTGATGAGTCAAAAGGCTTCACAGCTCCTGAAAGATTCAAAGATGAGAATGATGGCTCTTGGATTGTGAGTTATAAGGTAACAAATAAGGATGTTTATGATGCAGCCAAGGCTGGCATGTTTACTGGATTCTCAATTGAGGGAGTTTTCCAATTGCTTGAGACTGGCAAAGGATGGGAGCATGAATTCTCAACCATTTATCAAGAACTTAAAAAGGTCCAGGAATATATTACATTTTACAATGACTATCCAGAAGCTGTGAGCAACAATGCCAAGAAAGGAATTGAGCTCAATCAGAAATATGGAAATAAATGTGCCACAAGGGTTGGCAGATTAAGAGCCACAACTTTGGCTAATCGCCAGACTGTCTCAGTAGCTGTGATCAAAAGGATGTATTCTTATCTGTCAAGAGCAGAGGAATATTACAATCCAGATGATAATTCAGCCTGTGGAACTATCTCCTATTTATTATGGGGTGGACTTGCTGCAAAGAGATGGTCAGAGGCTAAGCTAAAAGAATTAGGGATTTTCGAACAATAAATTATAATAAGTATGAACAAAGAATTAACTACCATTAAAGAATTGATTGCTGAAATGAAAGCACAATTCTCAAAGTCAGTTGACAAATTTGAGACAGCAGTCTTGGTTGATGGTGTTACCACAATAGAGTATGATTCTCTTGAGGTTGGTATGCCAGTTTTTGTTGTTGCCGATGGCGAAAGAATTCCAGCTCCAGAAGGAACACACTCATTGAGTGGTGATCTTGCAGGTGTATCTATTGTTGTTGATGCTGAAGGTATCATCACTGAGATCATTGACGAGAGAGAAGATGAAGGAGATGGAGAGGTTGCCGTTGAGGAAACATCAGCAGAAACAACTCCAGAGGCTATGAGTGCTGAGCAAGTTGAATCAATTGTAAATGCAAAGCTTGAGGCATTCTCCAAAGCTGTCGAAGGATTGGCAGAAATGACCAAAGCTATTGCTGAAAATAACACAAATTTGGTTAATGAGTTGAGCTCATTGAAGAGTGATTTCGAAACTTTCAAAGCTCAGCCATCAGTAGAAACCAAAGAAGCTGAGAAGTTCAGCAAAGTTGGCAACTTGACAGCCAGACAACTATTCTTAAAACGTAATAAATAATAATAAAATGTCACTTAAAAAATATTTAAGCACCAAATTTAATTGGGATGTATCTGGTCTTGCAGCGTATGTTGATGAGCAAAGAGAGGACTTGATTGTCCGTTCAGTAACTGAAGCTCGCACACTACAATATTTATCAATTCAACAAGGGATTAAAGGATCTCAAGAATTAAAGTTATTAGATGATTCAGTTGTATATCAAGCTGGTGATTGTACTATGACTCCATCTGGAGACACAGTATTCACTGACAGAGCTATTGCAGTTGAGACTCTTGGTTACATGAAGTCTTTCTGTCAAAAGGATCTTGATGGATTCTGGACACAGTTAGGTCTTCGTCCAGGTGCAATGGCTGAAGATAAGACTTTACCATTTGAGCAACAAATCATCAACTACTTATTGCAGTTACATTCATTTGAATTGGATAAGTTAATCTGGAAAGGAAACAAAGCTACTGGTACAGGTAACTTGGCTTTCATGAATGGATTCCGTCAATTCTTGACAACTGCAAATGGTTGTGTAAACTTGAACACATCTTCAACTGCATCAATCTCAGCATCTAATGCATTTGATGTATTCTATGAGTGTTTCGTTAACACACCAGCAAATGTTGCTGAGGCTAATGACTTTATTTGTTTCACAGGTCGTGAGAACTTTAATTTCTTGACTAAGAACTTGGTTGATGATAACTTATTCCATTACAATCCAGCTAACATTGGAGACTTGAATGAGTTAATCCTTCCAGGAACTAACATGAGAATCGTTAAAGTAAATGGATTGAATGGTCTTGATAATATCTACACAGGTCGTGCATCTCAATTTGTATTCGGAACTGACTTAAGCTCTGACTTTGAGAACTTTGACCTTTGGTATTCGCAAGATGATGATGTCATATACCTACGATCTAAGTTCAGAGCTGGTGTTCAGGTACCATTCTTGGATCAGATCGGAGTGTGGAACGGAACATCTTCACCTAACTAATAACTAACAATGGGAGGGGGTGACTCCTCCCTATTTAATAACATTAAAAAAAGAAATAATCATGGCATGTTTAATGACATCGGGATATAATGACAGAACTTGTACCAATGGAAAAGGTGGCATCAAGTCTGTGATGATATTTCCTCTTGGGAATATGACTGTAGGGACTGTGAATGCCAACAATGAGGTTGATGCATTGACTGTCTCTGGTGAGGTGTTCTTATATAAGTTAAAATCTAACTTATCAAGCTACACTGCACCAATCCGAGTGAATAAAGGAAATGGAACTCTTTGGTATGAGCAAACTTTGACAATGATCTTAGCATCAGATACTAAAGAATTGCGTGCTGAGATTCACTTGCTTGGACAAAATGAGTGTGTTGCTCTTGTTGAGAAAGCTGATGGGACAATTGTTGCTCTTGGATTTGGTGAAGGCCTTCAGATTGCTGAAGCTTCTGCCTATGGATCTGGAGTATTGAAGTCTGACAGATTAGGACATGACATCATTATGGGAGGATTAGAAAATGATCCTGTTCCAGATGTTGATCCAGCTATTTATCAGGCTTTATTAGCACAGCAATCTCCATCAATTTAATAAATTGTAAACTCTTATCATAAGGGAGGGCTGTGTCCCTCCTTTTTTTGTATATTTGAAACCATGGAAATACTAAAAAAATACATCGGGACAAAACAATGGTCAGCTCTATTGAGTAGATGGATTGACATTGAGAGAGGTAAAGAGGACTATTACATGTCTCTTGGCTTCCTTCATATTTTTGAAAAGCGTAAACCTAAACTAATTAAAAATGCTGAGAATACAGAAGGCAAGCTCTTCCAATCTGATAGTGACAGTAACGGAGCTGACAACAGTTAGTCCAGTTTTCTATCTCTTTGAATTTGAGCATGAGCAATCATTCTTAAAGTACTATTGCATCCTGCCTAATCTGAGCACAGCTACATCCAGATATGATGAATTCTTGCTTGTG